CATATGACGCTTCCAGTATCTTTGCTCCTCAAAGTAGAGCAAGTTTCAATGTAAAGAGTGGATATGAAATTGACAAACAATCAACTCTCAATGCAGTATATTCGAATGCTTGGTTCAACGGATACGCAGAGGCAATCGGTGGAATTTCCTCTGGTTATCAGTCATCAAGTAATAGTTCTAGTATAATTAACAACTCCAACTCTTACCATAATGGTAAGAATGGATTCGAAGCATCCGTAAATTCTTTGATTAAAAACGAAGGCGGAACAGGAGACAGAAACCAACACAATGCTTTCCACGCAGAGTACTTGTCTACCATAAAAGCAGATTCAACAACATCAGGTATAACAAATTCTGCTGGTTTCTCTGCTGGTGCGCCTGGTCAAGGTGTAGGCGCACACGTTGGTGTTGGATTTAACAGCGTAAGCGATTCTACAATATTCACAGGTACTAACTCAAGTGGAACTAGTGGAGATGCAACGCAATTTGCAGTAGTTAGGGCATATTAATTATGAATACTTTTTGGCATTCACCAGATGATGTCATAGAAATCAATGGTGAACAATTTGATTTGGAAATATTTTTAGAAGTCGAACCAGAATATTCGCTACCAGAAGGAGTAGTGAGTAGAAAGTATGACGGAACTAAACATCTACTTTATACTAAAGATAATGTGTCCCTCGGAGAAATGCCGTGGGAAGATGGTGAAAGATATATTAATCGTGTCAGTGATTTGAATCTTATGATTCAAACTATGGAAGATGATAATAAATATGTACAGACTTTACGAAATGCTCAACCGTTAACTAAAGAAACAGAATATCCTTGCACCCACGAATTAATAATTGCTATGTGGAAGCATTTTGTTGAAGGTAAACCAGCAGAAGAAACTATAAATATAGTACAAGAAAAAAGACTCAAAGTGAAGGAGAAATATTCAAAATGAAAATTACTTATGAACAACTCTATAGGTCGTATCCAGTACTGAATCACCTACTGAACGAAAACCTACCAATCAATACCACGCGAAAGTTTGCAGGGTTAATTGCTTCGGTAAATCCTCACCTAGAACAGATTGAAGCAAATCAAAATGAATTGCTTCAAAAATATAGTGAAGAAACTGAGGATGGGGTATTTGAAATTATTCCAGAAAAAAGACAAAAGTTTATTAAGGAATTGGAAAAATACCTTCAGTATGAAATTATCATAACTTGGAATCAAATGAATATTGCTGAGTTAGGCGAATCAGTATCGATTTCAGTAAAAGGACTTGAAACCATCTCATATCTGCTCAAAGATTATGAAGATGTGGCTGTTATTGCGTGACTCCTGATTCTTTATTATACATATAGAAGAAAAGGAGATATTCAAGAATGGCTCTACCCACCACAAGACAACAACTTAAAGACCACGCACTTCGTAGACTAGGTGCGCCTGTCATTGATATTAATGTGGATGATTCTCAGTTAGAGGATAGAATTGATGATGCCTTACAGTTTTTTGCAGACTATCACTACGATGGTGCAGAGAAACTTTATCTCCCACACGCAATCACACAAGACGATATCGACAATAGTTATCTAGATATTTCTGGTATTGATGATTCGGTTTTGAGCATTACCAACGTGATGCAATTTTCGACTCTTGGTGCAAATATGTTTGACTTGCAATATCAAATTGCACTTAACGATTGGTATGGATGGCACGGTGGCGCAGGGACGATGACAAACTATGCAATGATTAGACAAAATATGGCACTTGTTCAACAGATGCTTGACCCTGCCAAATCATATCGGTTCAATCGAAGCACTATGAAACTCTACATTGATATGGACTGGTCAAAAGAAGTTGAGGTCGGTGACTTTCTTGTTCTTGAAGGTTGGGCAACAATCGACCCAGAACTATTTGGTAAAGTATATCAAGACAGACTTCTCAAAGAATACGTCACCGCTCTCTTTAAAAGACAGTGGGGTTCAAACCTTTCTAAGTTCCAAGACATTGTTCTTCCAGGCGGTGTTTCGTTTAACGGACAGCAGATTTTTGACCAAGCGAATGAACACGTTCAGCGAATTGAAGAAGAGATGCAAGTAAAGTTTGAAGAGCCACCTGGCTTCATAGTAGGATAATAAATGGCAAAGAATTCATTTTTCAAACACACTAGCAACGAACAGCAAGTTGTTGAAGACCTGACCATTGAAACTATTAAGATTCACGGTCAGGATATGGTATACATTCCCAGAACACTCGTAAACAAAGACGAGTTGTTTGGCGAAGATACTATCTCTAAGTTTGAAAGTGGAACAGAAATTGAAATGTTCATTGAGTCTGTAGATGGATTCGAAGGAGATGGTGATTTCATTTCTAAGTTTGGTCTTGAGATTAAAGACAGTATGTCTTTGGTTGTTTCAAAGAAACGATTTGAACAAGAACTTGCAATGACTCGACCGAAAGAAGGAGACTTAATTTACTTTCCTCTTTCAAATGGTCTGTTTGAAATTAAATTTGTCGAACACGAAAACCCATTCTATCAACTCGGAAAACTATACACATACAAACTGTCCTGTGAACTCTTCCAGTACAGTCAAGAAGACATCGAAACTGGTTGGTCAGATGTTGATACTGTCGAAAGTGACAACCAAGCAGTACAGGTCAATCTAACTCTCACTGCAAATAGTGGCAACTTCCTTGTTGGTGAACCAATTACCGCCAGCAACTACTCAGCAAATGTTGTTGATTGGTCAGGAACCACAAAGGTTCTTGGTGTTCATAACATAATTGGAACCATCACTGCGAGTGATGTAATCACAGGTGCTGATTCTGGTGTAACTGGTTCGATGGGTGCTACTCAGGACAATACAACTAACATTATACCGAATACCACTACTGACCCATTCGATGAATCAGACAGTCTACAAAGAGAAGCCGATGATGTGTTTGACTTCACAGACATCGACCCGTTTAGTGAGGGTGGATACTAATGTTTACACATTTCAAAAACGATTCCCTACGAAATCTAGTAATTGCATTTGGTTCTCTCTTCAATAACATCTATGTGAAGAGATATCTATCAGACGGCTCAGAAAAAGAATCAATGCGAATTCCTCTTGCATACGGAAACAAAGAGAAATATCTTCGTCGCCTTGATGAGGGTGGTTCAATTACAAACGAAGACGGTGTTGTTGTTCAAATGACCCTTCCTCGTATGAGTTTCGAAATTGAGAATATCGAATACGATACCTCTCGAAAAAGAAACACAATGCAAAAACTTTCCAAGCAAAAGTCTGGCAGTGACGAGCAGATGGACACCACATATGCTGAAGTTCCCTACTCGGTAAACTTCAATCTTTATATTATGACAAAACATATGGCTGATGGTCTACAAATCATTGAGCAAATTCTTCCGTACTTCACTCCAGAATTTACAGTCACTATCAATCCCACAACAATGCATTCAAGAATGGACATTCCTTTAATTTTGAATTCTGTTGATAGTGAAGAAGACTGGGAAGGTGATTACGACACACGAAGAAGTCTTACTTGGACTCTTACCTTTACCGCCAAGTCCTATGTGTATGGAAAGATTTCCACCAGCGAAAGAATCAAGAGAGTTATGGCAACTCTCTTCGAGGGTGGTGTTCCTGCGGGTACTACATCCGCGGCAGCATCTATGATAGACATTGGTGTAACAGGACCTTCTGGTGCTTCTTCTGATGTTTCAGATTATGCCGCAAACACTACGCTAAGAGTTTGGGGGAGCGGTACGGGTGACATAGATATTTACGGAGATATAATTAGTGAAGGCAGATGATAAACAAAATATTGATGATAAATTGACTGATGCTTTGGACTTGGAAAACATAGAAGATGAACACGATGGTCAAAGTGCTGGTGGAAGTCCAATTATGATTCCCACCACAGAAGAAGATAAACTAAAACGTGACTATAATCTTGTAAGAAAGAACCTCAAAGAAATTATAGACACTGGTAATACTGCAATTGACGGTATTCTTACTGTCGCATCTGAAACAGAATCACCAAGAGCATATGAAGTTGCCGCACAGATGATTAAGAATGTTGCTGATGTTAACAAAGACCTTCTCGAAATGCACAATAAGATGAAGCAAATTCGAAAAGAAGATGGTGGACAAAAAGCAAACAATATTACAAACAATTCCTTGTTCGTTGGTTCGACGCAAGAACTTCAGAAACTTCTTAAGCAACAGAAGCAAGAAATGATTGAAGGTGA